CGGAACAGTTGATTTAGTTACTATAAAAGATCGAGAGATTGTTGATATGATAAGGATGAAAGATGGCAGATGGTAGACCTGATTGGATTGGTGATCCATACGATTATCCACAAGATGGATGGTCACGCTTTCCAATGAATATTCAACCGGGCTTTAAGTATTATCCAAGGGAGAACATAAAGAAAGTCAACGGCGAAGACAGTGAAACCAGCAACGTGCCTATGGCTACAGAGCCTGTAACAGGAGATAATCAATGACTTCAGTCACACTCAAACGTGGAGATTACTTTCTCTACAGTTACAAGTACCAAATCCTCGGTGACGAGAACTTAGCGGCACTCACTGACAGCACTGCTACTGTTATTGGTATTCTAGACGAAGCATCCTACCTAGACTTCTACAACTTCTGTGTAGAAAATGGTCTTGACGTTTCAGCAGTATATAAAGGAGTAGTACACGACAAGAGACAGAATGGTTACATGGTAGAGTTTGTAGTACAACCAACTCGTATTTACTTTGTTACAAGGTTTGTAGTAGCACAGCGAGATACACCAATAGACAGCTTTACGGAATACGCTCTGCCATAAGGTACGTTATATCAACTAACAACACAACAGAAAGGATCAATCATGCGTACAGAAAGCATCACTGGCGGGATTATCAAACTCCGTAACGAACTCCAACCCGCTTACTCTGACAACATTTCACCTATGCTTTTTGACTACGACTTCTTCACTAGGCTGGAAAGCTTCATCAAGAAGGAACGTGAGAAGGCAAAGCAAAAGTGTATTGACTATGCAGACAAGTCCGGCGACGGCGTTCTAATCGAAACGCCTACCCAAACCTTCGAACTCTCCGTTTCTAAAGCCTCCCCTGTTTTCAATGCTGATAAGTTCATGGACCTTATATCTACTAAGTTTGACATTCCTAAGCATAAGCTGAGGGAACTCTCTACAGAAGCTGTAGTGCCGGGAACACCTCGTAAGACTTACACTGTGAAACAGAAGGATCAGTGAAATGAAGGTCATTCAAGTACATACCGAAGAAATACCAATTGCGGACCGAACTCGTCTTCTTCATCAAGAGTATGTCCAAACAGTTCTTTACCAAACAGATGCTAATTACTATCAGTGTATGAAGTTCATTAGTTCTATGAAGGTGCCTACGGCGGCAGAATTAGAACAAGCATATAACAACGGCAAACGTGTTTCAGTGAAACGAGCAGTAGAATTATTCGGTTCTGCTATCTCTGACAAGATGGATTGGACTGACAGCGATGATTAAGGTTACTCAACAAGATGGTGTAGTTGTTTGGATCGCCTCTGACGATATTCGATATATTTTTCCAGAAGGAAAATATTCATGCATCATGTTTAAAGGTGATAGTTGGGTTCTAAAGGTTACAGAGTCTGTAGAACAAATCCTCAAACTGCCAAAGTGGATGATAGAACATGACATCTGAGCAACTTAACTTCAATCAATCCCCTCTCTATACTCACCCCTCCATCCGCGACCTCTCCTCAACCGAACTCCACGAACGCCTCACTCGTATTCGTAATCGTCGCCTTGTTGCTGCTCTTGAGTTCCGATCTAAGAAGCTAGATCGCTTGGACAAAGAGGGGACAAAACTAAGTGAGCAGTGGAGCAAGCTTGTCGATCGGTTGTCTACAAAGATTGCTAAGCTGGAAGAAGATATCGATAAGATAGACGATGACTTGCAAAAGCTTGAGAAGCTATCAAATCAAATTAAAGTTTTAGAGTAAAACCACCCAACAAAAGGACAGAAGTCATGGCTACAAAGTCTGTAGTATCTGCAACATACAAAACTATTCAAGCAATTCTTGAGGCGAATGACGTTACGTGGATTGAACTTGCTGTTGAAAGACAACACCACATTGATAGAGAATTTGCAAAGCTTCAACAGCGGAAGAAGGAACTCGAAGATCAAGTCTTTCACTTCACGAAGGAAGACAACAAATGAACAACGATGATATCGCAACGATTGCAATCACGCGTGACCTTGCTCGCCGTCCAGAGATTGCCCACTTGGCAAAGGTACTGCAATCCTTCGTACCTAACCAAGCAGGAACTGCAACCTCTCCTCTATTCATTCATCTTGCAAAGGTGATCATTGACGATGTGAACAGGCGTTCCAACTTGCTAACGGCAATTGAAATATGTCAGAAGAATTGAAAGAGAAATGGCGAGGGTTCCGAGAAATGATTAAGAAACTAGAAAGCGAAGAGAAGATGCAAGCTGACTTCGAAAAAGAAATTACCAAAGCAGCCGTTGAAAATGTTATCAAAGATACAGAGGCTGTAGTGAAGAGTGAACCAAAGATGGACCCAACAGCTATTGGAGAGTATTCAAAGGAAGCTAGGCAATTTCGAAGGGAAGCAGAGAAGCCAAGCAACGTGCCTTCGGCTGGAGTAAAGTACGACGACATCAAAGTCCGATACGAACTTCTGCCTCCTGAAATGCTTCATGCTACTTCGGTAGTACTTACCAAAGGTGCTGCAAAGTATGCTGATCGTAATTGGGAACGTGGTATTCTTTACTCTCGTGTGTTTGGTGCACTCATGCGGCATATGTGGGCATGGTGGGGAGGGAACCTTGCAACGAATAAGAACTTCTTCTTTGGCGACCTTGATCCTGAATGGAACTATTCCCACCTATGGCACGCTTCATGTTGCCTGTCATTCTTGATTACTTACGAAGCTCGTGGCATGACAAAGTTCGACGACAGGCCGGTGACACATAATGGTTGACATTATCTCTACTCATGTGGAAGAAATCTTCCAGAAGTTCAAAGGCCAACTCTCTCCTCCTGCTGTTGAAGTAATCATCAACATGCATGAAGAAATGAGAATGCTACAGCGTTCTGTAAACGATCAAACCAATCTTATCAACACTCTAAGGGAGGCGCTGGCACAGTCCACCAAGCTATCTAAAATGATGGCTGGAAAGATCAAGCAGTTCGAACAGAAATATTCTGACAACTATCAAGACATGCTCAAAGATGAGGATATAAACTAATGGCTAAGGAAACTATTAAGGTTGGTACTACAGAGCCTGTAGAAGAGAAGCTTGGCGTTCTTGCAACTGAAGAAACTATCACTGATGATAGCATTGCTGAAATCTCGCTTATCCTTCTCCTTCTTGTAAGGAAGAATATTATCAGCCGTATGGAAGCAATGAGTTGCGTTTCAAATAACGCTGCATAACTACAAAGGCGGTAGCAGAAAGGATCACTTGTTATGTCTAGAATATATCTTGCTGCATCTTGGCGTAATGAATATCATTCAACAATGTTAGAACTTCTTCGACAAGAAGGGCACCAAGTTTACGATTTTAAAAACCCTCCATATTCAACAGGATTTAAATGGAGTGACATTGGCTTAGCACTTCCTTGTACTGCGGAAGAATATCGTACAGCACTGTATAGCCATCCTCGTGCTGCACAAGGTTTTAACGCTGATTTTGCTGCAATGCGTTGGGCTGATACTTGTGTTATGCTTTTGCCTTCAGGACGTTCTGCACATCTAGAACTAGGTTGGATGGTAGGTGCTGGAAAGAGGACAATTATTCTTACTCGCGATGGTGAAGAGCCTGAGCTTATGGCACTTCTAGCAGATCACATTGCTACAAGTCCTGTAGAAGTTTTGGAGTTACTAAAATGAACACAGACAATATATTTATCTTGGCAGTTGCGACTTGTATATGCATATTCTTTGGACTTGCTGGACTTTTGATTTACGAAACTGAAAAACAAGATAACATCTTTCGTATGGAATGTATTAAGGCAGGAAATACACATGTTCTAGGGCAGTGCATAAAGGTGCCAAAATGAAAGCTAGGCTGACAACAAAAGATGACCTTCACCTTCCGTACTATTCCCACTCCATCATTGAAGCAATCGCTACGTGCCCGAAGTGGGGTCTCATTAGATACAAGGAACGTAAATACTTCCGTAACACCGGTAGAGCTATGGCCCTTGAAGCAGGAAGCGCAATGCATGATGTCTTCGCTGCTCTTAGACTATGGCAAATTCTCCGACTACAACAGCTCCCTGAACACTTTCAGTATCATGGTGTACGACTATTCGGGGAAGGTCGTTTTGAAACCACTTGGAGAGAAAGAACTGACAAAAGAGACGAAGCTCTAGCCTTCTGCTTTGAAATTCTCAACACCAGTGGCTATTACGACGACCCCTCCGATAAGACACGAACCATGTCTAATATGGAGGAGACTACTATCCGTTATGTGGATGAAATGCTGTCTCATGCAGACCGTAACCCCATCTGGATAGCTGATCCATCAGATGCTACAGACACTGTAGGAATAGAACTCCCATTCGACTTGGTGATAAACGATGAGATCAGATACATTGGAACGATTGATGGTATATGCGACAGAGGAGGAAACCTCCGTATCGAAGAGAACAAGACAGCGAGCCGTCTTGATGAGGCATGGCGTAATTCCTTTGAAGTCAAGTCGCAGCCAACTGGATATATGGTTGCTGCTAGGTGCATTACCAATGACGCATCCATCAACGCTGCTCGTATTATCGGAGTGAAGCTTAAGCAGACAAGAAGTCATGAAGACATGCTTACATTCTCTATAGAGCGAGAAGAAAGCCACTTCCATTCATGGCTGCGAACACTTTACTTCGTGCATAAACTCTCTGAAGAGTACAAAGGAAACTACCTCCACGCTCCGGAGTTTACCCACTCTTGTAATAGATACTTCCGACCGTGTTCGTTCATTCCACTTTGCTCAAGTGATATGGCAGACCAAGAAGATATGTATGAACAAATGGAGGAGACACCAATGAGCCCAAGTGAAGAAGCAATCCTTGAGAAGTGGAGGTTGACAACGTGAAAAGTCTTCCCTTGACAATTGAGGGAACTGCATACATAATCCCATTCTCAAAGCACTTCTTCTACGACGGCACTCTGAAGTCTTGCCCGGAATGGTTTCTCGATCTTCTCGAAGAATACGAACACAAACGACTTCCTACAGGTGCTGTACACTTCTTCAATCTTCCCAACGGTTGTCCAAGTGTCTATCCCAATTCTATAGTGTTGTGCAGAGAGAACAACTCCATACACAGTATAGAAGGATCACCAAATGCCGAAGCATCTTGACAATGTGTATCATGTTACGGTAGAAGTTTCCGTACCATTTACAGTGCCAGAACGTCGAGTACGACAACTGCTTACAGACGCTGTAGTAACTGAAAGGAACAACGCTCACCAGACAGATGATATCTCACATGCAAAGATTGAAGTTATGTCAATCAGAAGGTTAGTTAAGTAATGGCAAATGAAATAACAATTGAGCCTTCAGCAGAACGAAGGACACGAATGACTGGAGTTATATGGGGCAGAGCTAAGTGCGGTAAGACTTCTTTCCTTACCTCCCTCCCCGGTAAGAAGCTCTTCGTAATGGTGGACCCGGATGGCGACGTATCTATCCCTGATCGTGACGACATCGATATCATGCGTCTATATGAACACGATAATGGAACAGTCAAACGGTTCCTTATTGATAAACTCCCGACCCTTCTCCGAAAAAATGAAGCAGGTTATGACAGTGTGGTCATTGACAGCTTATCAACATTCGGACAAATCTGTCTCGAAGAAGCAATTGCTAACGGAGTTGGTAAAGGAACTAACTTCACACCAACACTTGAGGCACCCGGTCTTGCGGCGTATGGTGCAAGGACACAGAACATAGTTAAGATGGTTAACGTTAACCTTCGTGCTACAGGTTCTGTAGGAATGAACTGCTTCTTCACTGCTCACGAAGATGAAGCTGATAAAGATGATAAAGGTAACATCATCGGCATCACACTTACGCTAAGTGGCAAAGCGATCAACGGTATCGGCCTTAACGTTTCTGAAATCTGGTACATGCGTGTTTACAGTGGCAAGTGGTATCTTGCTATTAGCCCTTGTAGAAGTCGTGAGCCTATGGGTTCTCGCATCTTCGACATGACAAAGGAACCAGAGTTCGAACTGAAATTTGTTCCAGAAAAAGGAACAGATCAACCCTACTCCATAGCTACGTGGTATGACACTTGGCTGAAGAGTGGTAAGAAGAAACTACCAATCCCAAAGTAGAAAGGGCTCTAGCGTGAAGTAATGGCTGCAAAGAAAACGACTACAAAGCCTGTAGTAGAAGAAGTTGAAACTACCCAAACCAAAGTAAAGGATCACAAAATGTCTGACATCAATATCATGGAACTTGAACAGAACCTCGACGACTTCGAAGATTTCGAACCACTGCCTGCCTCTGGTTACGAAGCTGAAATTCGTAAGGCTGAACTGAAGATTGCTGACAGCGGTACTGAATACTACCGCGTCACCTACAACATTCATCCGGACGCTTTCCCTGCTGACTATGACCGCGAGAATGCTCCTGAAGGTATGAACCTTATCTATGGTCGCCTCTTCGCAGTGAACCCGAACGATCGTCGTAGCGTTACTGCTATGAAGAAGTTCTACAAGGCTCACGGTATGTCACTGAAGACTCCTCGTATCGACCCTGCCACTTGGGAAGGTAAGAAGTGCAAGCTTATCGTTGGCATTGAAGAGTATAACGGTGAACGCCGGAATGCTATCAAAGGCATCGAAGCTCTCGATTAATCAAGCCTAGTTACAGGGGCTGTAGGGAAACCTCAGCCCCTTCTTTTTATCTCAACAATTCCTAAGGGAAAATAAAATGCACCTTTCTCAAGAACAGTCCGAAGCCGTGGAACTCTGCATTGATACTTCTAACCGCGTTGTTGGTGTAACTGGCCGTGCAGGCTGCGGTAAGACAACTATCCTCAAGTATGCCCACGAACAAGTTGACCTCCATCCCCGCGTCCTCGCTGCGCCTACTGGCCGTGCTGCTAAGCGTATTCAAGAAGCTACTGGTATTCCTGCTATGACTATTCATCGTATGATGAAGTATGCTATGCCAGCAGATGATGACGACGCGTCACTCCCTGCCCACACAAAAGACAATCCACTTCCCTATAAGGCTATCTTCATCGATGAAGCGTCGATGGTTGACCAAGAACTCTACCGCAACGTTATTGATGCAATGCCTACAGGCTCTGTAATCCGTTTCTTCGGTGACGCAAATCAGCTTCCTCCTGTGAATGGTAATTCTCCATTCCTCTCTCTACTCGAACGCTTTCCTTCAATGGAGCTTACTCACAACTTCCGTTCTGCTGATGGTATTGTGGCTGCTGCTACTTCCATTCTCGAAGGTAGGACACCGCAGAGCAATGATAAGTTTAGTATGATCCATCCGGGTACAGGTGTTCTCCTCAACGCTGCACTTGAGTTTATCGACGACGCCTACCGTGGCTTGTCTAAGCAGATCATCATTCCCACGAAGAAAGGCAAGTATGGCACTGTTGGTATTAACCGTTATCTTCAGCAGAAGCTTAATCCAAATGGTGAACGTCTTCGTGTTACTTATCAAGACGAGAAGACACAAGAAGCTTACGACATGGAATGGCGTGTCGGCGATAAGATTATCAACACTAAGAATGACTACAACATTAAGCTCATGAATGGGCAGATTGGTTGGGTTACTGCAATCGACAAAGAAGACGGAGTTATCCATGCTCAATTTGATGATAAGGAATATGTCATTCCTCCTATCATGGAGCAGTTTGACGAGAGGCGTGGTCGGACAGTATTCCGTTATGACCCTCGTAAGAACATTGACCTCGCTTATGCAATCACTACACATAAGGCTCAGGGATCAGAGTTCGACACTGTTCTACTCATGCTTAACCGCAGTTATGTTCTTAATCGTTCTAATTTTTACACTGCGGTAACTCGTGCTAAGAACAAGGTGATTTGCCTTATGGGGCCGGGAGCTCTTATGGCGGCAATGAAAAAGTAATTACAGAGGCTGTAGCAGAATGAACATCAACACACTCTCCGATCTCAAAGCTGACTTCAGGATTAGAGCCAATGATCTCGACTTATCTGTTCAATGCCCAATGGACGGCAATTTCAATGCACGTTACGCTGTCATTGGTGAAGGGCCGGGTCAGGAGGAAGTTAACCAAGGTCTTCCATTCATCGGGTATTCTGGAAGACTCCTATGGGATACTCTTCGCAATCAACGTCTTCTTCGTACCGATTTCTACATTACTAACGTATCCAAACGCCAAATTAGTCTTGCAAAGAATACGCGATATCCTGTCTCTGCTGAAGAATGGGCCAAGTGGAGGATGCTTATTCAATGGGAAATCGAACAACTTCCAAATCTTGAGCATATACTGCTCCTCGGCAATGCTGGTATTCAGGCGTTCTTCGGATGGGAAGGTGTTAAGAAGTATCGAGGTTCGGTCTACGAATGGAAGGGCAGGAAAGTTACAGTCACGCTCAACCCTGCCGCAGTTCTTCGGGAACCTAAAGATGAAATCATCTTCAAGCTCGACATCGCAAGGTTTCGAAATGTCGTCAACGGTGATCATGCAGAATACCCGATCACTGCACACATTAATCCGACCTTTACAGAAGCTGTAGAGTTTATTCGTGAGTGTAAGGGTTTCTCCGGAATGCCAAGTTATGATATTGAAGTTATCTCTAATGAAACTGCATGTCATGGCTTGGCTATTTCTCCACACGAGGCAATGTGTATCAACTTGAGGGATGAATTTGAAAACCGTTATAGTACAGAAGAAGAGACGAAGCTTCTCTTTGAACTCCAATCGCTGTTCGATACAAAACCTGTCATTGCACAGAACGGTAATTTTGACGCTCACTGGACTGGTTACAAAGACTTGCTTCGTATCAAGATTGGGTTCGACACATTGCTCGCACACCATACTCTCTACCCTACGCTCCCGCATAACCTTGGCTTCCTCACTTCGCAGTATACAACCCACCCATATTACAAAGATGAAATTGATATTTACAAAGAAGGCGGTGATATTAACTCTTTCTGGAATTACAACTGCAAGGATGCTGCTATCACATACGGCATTGCGCAACGTGAACTAGAAGAACTCAAACTACGCAAACTTGATAAGTTCTTTTTCGAACACGTCATGAAGCTTGAGCCTCACCTTGTTCAGACTACCATCGACGGTCTTGCTGTTGATACTGCTATGAAAGACACCATTGCTTCGGAACTAAAGACTGCTACAGACGCTGTAGTAGAACAGTTCCATCAGATGGCACAGGAGGCTACAAACCTTCCTGAAATCTACAAACCAAATCTCAACTCTCCACTCCAGATGAAGGAACTTTTCTTTAACAAGCTGCATCTTAAATCAACTGATAAAGCGTTCGATGAGTCTGCTAGGACTAAACTCATGAACGATAGCAGAACTGGCATGGAGGCACAGGGGCTTATTCTTAAGTACAATGAGTTTAAGAAAGCTGATAAGTTCCGTTCAACCTACGCTGAACAACAAGTTGATCCAGATCATCGCACACGTTATGTCTTCAAGCAATATGGCGTTGTCGCTGCTCCGGGTAGACTAAGCTCCAGCGGTACTCTATGGGGTACTGGTATGAACATGCAGAACCAGCCTAAAGCTGCGTATAAGTTTTATCTCGCAGATGATGGCACTGTTATGTTCTACTTCGACCTTGCTCAAGCTGAAGCCCGAGTAGTTGCTTACCTTGCGGACATTGAACAGTGGAAGGAAGACTTTGAAAGAGCACGTCTCGGTGGCAACTTCGACGCTCACCGTTCACTAGCTTCAACAATGTACAACATTCCATATGATGATGTTCCTACAGATGATGTAGACAAAGATGGTAACTTCACAGTTCGATATAAAGCAAAGCGTTGCCGACATGGCCTTAACTACACCATGCAATGGCCAAGACTTGCAGAAACCACAGGCATGTCAGCGTATGAAAGCCGTAAATCGTATATCCTATACCATAAAGCTGCACCGCAAATACAAGCTTGGTGGAGGCAGATTGAAATCAGAGCGAAGAAGGACCGTAAACTGGTTACACCTTTTGGTCGTGAGTTGCCTATTATGGAGCGTATTGATCCTAACAACTTGGGCAATCTGGTGGCTTTTGTTCCACAGTCTACCATCGGTGATAAAGTGAAGCAGGTTTGGTATCAGTGCCATGAAGATGACGAATGGGATATGTCTAAGATGCGTATTAAATTGAACATTCATGACGCGTTGATAGGCATTGCTCATCCAGACTATGTGAAGAAAGCTCTATCAATTGCTATCAAATATGCAGAACAGCCAATCATCATTGAAGATATTTACAAGAGGAAGGTAGAACCGCTTATCATCCCTGCTGATCCTGCTATTTCAGAACCGGATGAGTACGGTAAGCATCGGTGGAGTACACTAAAGAAAGTGAAAAACCTTGAAGATTTCCAAGTGAGGTTGAAGTGAGACGAGTATTCTTTTACTATCAACAACTTCTGACTGGTGTTTGGTCGCCAGTCTTGAAGTATGATGAACCTCCAATTATAAAAGACGGTTACGAAGTGTCATCAAATGGAAAGCTTCAACCTGCTACAGGGCTTGTAGAACTTAAAGAAGAAGACTTCATCTTAACAGAACCGGAACAGTTCGGTGAATTACAGAAAAGGTATCCAAGGATATGAGACAAAGTAACCAAAGTGAACAAACAATCAAGATAGATTGCGAAGTTGATTTTCAGAACGATAAAATAATTGTTGTATGGATAATGAAGCCGGGACAAAAGAAACCAGTTAAAGAACGTTTTCCACTATCACAAGTTACACTCCATTCAAAAGGATTAGATGATCAACTTGAAATTCCTGAATGGCTTGCATTGGATAGAGGAGTAATTTAAATGGCAAAGCAAGCAACTGGTTTTCTTACTGATGATAACATTTTCTACGAAACTAAAGATGAAGCTGAATATCATGAGAACATTCTATGGCTTCGTCAACAACTAAGGGAGTTCCTCAGTGCGTACGAAATCCCCAAGGATGCTCAAGAAAGGATTACAACTCTCTACATCGAGTTCTCAAAACGAGAAGCCGCAGATGTCATCACCTTACTCGAAGGATACCTCCGAATTGCAGCAAGTAGCCGCGATGATAGCATTCGACCAACTCCCGAAGGAACAGAGAGACTTCGCGAACAAGTGGGGAATGTTGAGCCTTCTGGAATGGCTGAAGATACCAATGCCAAGAGTTCCACTAAGTAAGTATGATGAAGCTATTGAAAGGCACTGTGTTAGAAGTTTCAGTGGCGCTGATTTGAAGGATAAGAAGAATGAACCTTAACCATTCACGATACGCTAACAAAATTCGTCAACTCCTTCTTGGTGCTGGACGTGTAGGTATCTCACAATATGACTTGAACCAAAAAACCCGTACCAAGTTCTTCAAACTTCCTGACATGCTTCAAATCCTAGAGGATTGGGAAACAAGGCAGTGGGTCCAGAAGTTCCAGATACGGGTCAATGGTACTAAGAAAACTACAATGTGGAGAGCTACTACAGAACTTGTAGCAGGATTTCAGAATGTTCACCTTAGGGGAGTGACCCCGAAGGCTGAGTTTGCTGCGGAACCAAAAAGTCCTTCGGAAGAGACGAAGATAAGTGCTTTTCGATTTCGAACTTAGTTCCAGCAGGAAGCATTCCTTGTTTCTGTAACAGTTCTGTCATCCTTTCCTCAAGGTTCTTAATCGTTGCGACTTGTTCGGACACTAAACTATACCGATCCATTTCCAAACGATTAATCAGCCTATTAACGTCGCTGCGTTTGCTAAGGTCTATATCTAGCTCCTTTAGCAACGCAGCGGCTTTTGCTTTTTCACCGTAGGTTGATTTCATAACTGAAAGTGCTTTGTTATAACTTTTCTTATCCATAGCACCTTTCATCTTCTCCAACTCGTCTAGCTTCTGTTTATATTCAGCTTCAGCATTAACGAATTGCTTCTGATATTCCTTGAAATCTTCCTTCCTTCCTGCCGTGTAGCCTCTAAGCAACTTAATTTGCTTATTGAGAACATTGCTCCGGCTTCTCAATCCAGTAAACCCTTCAGCATTCGTCCCCATTGTAGACTTCACAACGTCACCGAAGTATTTGAATACAGGGTTTGTAGGAGTAGGCGTTAGATTAGGTGACAGCTTCTGAAGCGTAGGATCATTTTCGAAGTCTGCTCCGGTGATGCTACTCTGTACCTTATCTTTATTCTCTCCAAAGTGCTGTTCATACAAATCGATGAAGTTGTTAAATTCATCCACCTTCCTATGAAGTTCATTACTCTTCGGAGTGAAGTTAGTTACCGCAGTCTTTGAGCCGATAACATTCTTTACAATTGGCGTCCTCTTTCCGATTTGCCAACCCAATTCATCGAAGAATGCTCCCGGTCCGCCATCGTATGCAGCAGCAGCGGACATTAGTGCTACGTCTGAGATACTACCGAAGACACTTCTACTAAGTGCTTCAATATTCTGTGGCAAGAGGCCAACATTATCCTCACGCATTTCGTATACACTATCCATTGGAGATAGAATAGTTTGCGGTGCTTTAATGCCAGACAATGCTAGAAGCTGTGTACCGCCAACAGGATAACCAATCATAGAACCGTTCTTGAGAATGTTGGCTCCTGAATGCATCAACCCTTTGCCGACATCTTCGTCGCCTCTGCCGAGGTTATACAAAGCTGTACTCCACGGAGACAGCCACGGCATCATTTCATGGCCAATGGGAAATTCAATTCCCTTTTCAGGCGGCTGACCTGGAACAGCAATATACATGTTCAAGGCCATGTCAGTTTCGTTGCGATGCTTCTGTGCATAGTCGTTATACTCAGGTCCGAGCATTTCATTCCATGCGTACGCCGCAAGGCCCGGTATTCCAACATACTTCCAAGCATTCAACTGCGTCCTCATCGGGTCCGCTACAAGCCTTGTAGCAAGCCTCCTCATTCCTTGAATACTTGGATTGTAGTAAGGGAATAATTCTCTGAGACCAGTAGCAGCATAAGCTACAGCCTTACTCGGAGCTAGTGCAGACTTATTCTGTACGTCTGCCATAATACGCGAACCATCAGGCATGAATACTCTGCCGCCACGGCTCGTGTCACCAGTAATTCTCCTAGCCTGTACAGCAGCCAAGCTAGGATCAACGCCAGCTTCTACTTGTTTCTTGAAGACGGCGAAACGCGGAGCATCAGAGATAGCACCGAAGAGACTATCCCATCCATGAGCCAGTGTTTTCATGCTATGGCCAAGTGTTCGAACAGCAGGGTTCTGTGCAAATGCACTGTCATCCAGACTACGTGCGATTTCTCTCCATGCTCCTCTATGCGCTTGGATATTGCTCTTCATTAGGGAAGCATCAATACCGCCAACTTGGTTAGAGAGTGCATAGTGGCTTTGTGTGTATCTCCGTGCCAAGTTGTCAGCAAGCTTGTTCTTCGTAACATCATCAAGGAACGGTATCTTTGAAGAACTACTCTTCAGCGTTTCAGCAGCTGCTCTGTAGAACTTAGGAAACACCTGTTCAGGTACAGCTTTCAATGTACCAAAGATACCGGGCTTTGCAACACCGGGCTCATTTAGTACAGACCCTGTAATCATGTCACGTAGTAGCGTTGTAGGTGCAAAGGTAACAGACAGTGGGCCAGTAGAACCCATTTCCCACAACCGCTTCATGTTATAAAGAAGAGGCATACGTGCGATATACGGATCGAACTGAAGCAAGTCACGCTGAAGCTTGGAGGACAAGTAATCCACCTTCTTGCCATTTTCATAAACGGAAACAACGCGGTCGGAATACTTTCCAACCTCGTCCTTTGCAAGCTTACGAACAGTCTCCTTACCGTATTGAGAATTTATCAACTCAGAGATGAAGTTACCTCTTACATCGTTCTCCATCTTATGCTGAAGAGCGTTCCTCGTGTAATCGAGTAGTATCTCAAAGCTATCAACACGGTTATCAATACCGTTAATGTTCTTCAAGTCACGAGTTTGTGTAAACCAGTCCTGCATACCCTTCAACTCAAGTGCTTTATTAGCATCACTGATACGGGCAAGCAAAGGATCAGAAGGGTTTACGCCAGTGATATCAATTGGAACATAATCCGGCCTTTCAAGCTGCAACCCTTGAAGTGCTTTCTGATCGAAGATAGCATTCGGTCCTGTTGCAAGGAATTGTCTTACAGCTTCTGTAGCATTCCTGTATTCTTGAGCAAGTTCAGTAACTACAGGGCTTCTCTGTTCAAGGTCGAAGATACTCTTTTCAACTGTAGCTAACTCTTCCTGTGCCTTTGTAGGATTGATCTTCTTTGCAATCATGAGATTGAGGTCATTCCTGTAGTCCCTCAACTTCATATACTGATCTGCATCAACCTGTTGCGGCTGCGGAAGTGACTTATACTTTTTATAAATTTCTGACACAGGAACTTTTACATCATAGCTGCCAGTAGCAGTAGACAACTTTCCTGCACGAATGGCTTCGTTCACACGCATAAGAGCAGTGGCTTGTGTATCCTGATCAATAAGAAGCTTCGTCTTCTCAAGATTAGGAATGCCTGCGCGTTCAGCCAAGTCCCCAAGAACTTGCTTCTCATCAAGCAGATAAGTTTTATACAAGTCAGTAGGGGTCTCCAAAGACTTCAAGTTCTTCGGAGCGTGGACATCAACAGCGGCGATATCAAAGGCATTTGGAGGGGACTTAGCTTTAACAGCAGTCATCTGCGTCTTAGCAGCTTTCGGAAGTTTCAGTCCCATAGTAAGTGTATCCTCCGGTCCAGCAATACGCATAACACCGGAGCCAAGAGTAAGATTGCCAGCAGAGTTAACTGCCTCACCTACGAAACTATTCCACGCCTGATCACGCTTGAAGCTTTCTTCTTCAGAATACAAGCCATCGTTATTCTGATCCTGCACGAACATGTCATTATATTCACCACCGGCAACACGTCCCGGCAGTGTCATTCCTTTAACGAATGATCCAGTCAAACCTTCATTCAATGGATCAAACGTAACCTCTCCTGTCCTTTCGTTTACACGAGTAGGCAGAATGGCCGAATGATATGTAGGATCATCCGGCCGAGCTACATTCTCAGGAGTTAGACTTTCAAGAAGCTTAACAGCATCAGTCTCAAGAGGAGGCTGTGTCGCTACAGGAGTTGTAGTCATTCCTTTGCGAATGATTTCCTGTCGCTGTTCAGGTGTCATCTTCTTCGCTTCTTCTTCAAGAAGTGCTGCGATTTCTTCTTCGGTCATATTGTTGCCGTTCTCAAACCAAGCCAAGGATCAATCTTATTTCCAGCTGCGTCATACATATTTCCAGAGCCGTCGCTAGGACTTGTCTTCTCAATACTTCCACCAAAGTTTATCTTAGCAAGAGCAGAAGCAAGGCCAGAAACATCAGGACTTTGGCCAAAGCTTTGGGCTGCATTATTATACGCACTCTGCATCGAACCAACATTCTGCCCTGTAACACCAAGAAGTTCTGACAATGCTTGATCAGCCCTGCCACTAAGTTCTTGGTTATACGTTGGGTTTGCTACAGGACTTGTAGTAGTTGTGTCAGCAACACTCTTCAAGAAACCTAGCTCTCCAGTGTATCTCTGAAGGTCACTAGCTTCTCTATTCTGATAGTCTTCACGGCCAATCCTCTTAGCCTGAAGCATTGCATCAGAAAGGCTAGCAGCATAATCATCACCAGCTTGTTTATACACTTTACTCACATTGCTGGTATTCCCAGTACGAAGCAATTGCCTAGCAAATGTATTTGCAGCTTCTGCCAAACCACGGCTTCTGCTATTTAGCAAAAGCTGTTGAGCATCACCAACTAGCTCTTGCTCATTTGCTTTTGGCCGGTACTTATATTCATTAAATACTTTACGGAACTGCTCATCACCAAGTTGGCTTCTTTCATCCATGCGTTCTGCAGCAGCCCTATTCCTAGGCGCATCTTCACGAAGAGAAGCTAATTGCTCTCTTTGCTGTGCACCAAGAATAGCCTCTGTAATTGGAGTAAGATCAAAGCCAAAACCAGAATAGTCATCATAAGTAATCTTATTACCATATGCATCTGCTCTATCTGCTTGTGCCATTTGTTCGCGTTCACGATTAGCACGAATAGTCTCAAGGACGTTACGCCAATTAATGGCATTAGCGTCCTGTTGAGCAGAAGCCTGCATACCAATGCCAGCAGCAGAAACACCGGCACTAAGCAAAGCACCAATAAGTGGAAGCATTTACTCTTTCCTTTGCTGACTTTTCCAAGATAGGTATTCGTCAAGGAGTTGTTTATTTACAGCAGGATCAGCAGGAGGCTTAAAGAAGCCACCTTTAGGTGCCATGATCATTGTCTCAGAACCACCCGGTTCGACTTTAATCACACCACCATAGCCATCTTCGATATACTCAGGACCGGGTGCTGCTACAAGCTCTGTAGTCTTTTTCTTCTTATCACCTTGTCGCTGAACTAGCCCACCACCAAGTTTAGTATCCTTGAGTATCTTTTTCTCTGCCTGCTCCGGTGTCATTTCCTTCTGCTTCTTCTTAGAAGGGTCCGGAGCGCGTCGGATAAGTCCACCTGCTAACGGTGTCTTTCCGAGTATCTTCGCGATGATATCATCTTCGTTCATTTGTTCATGTCCGTCATTGTATCAATAACAGACTTTTCAGTAGCGGCGCGTTCTTCGTCTGCTTCATTAATAATACTTTCAGAACTGCCAAGATCAATTTGAGACGCAAGCGCTTTTATTACAAAATACCTGTCTTCTTCAGGAATACGGTCCCAATATTTTGCCAACTCTTCATCTTGCCAATCCAATGCAGCAAATGCCTCTTTGCCCGGCATCTGATAAAATTTAGCACCATCAGCAGGATCAATTTCCTGAATAGTCTTCCAAATCTTATCTTCTATCATGCCATCTGTAGGGGCTTCATCTACTGAAACAGGCCCCATTTCAAGAGCGTCAACTTCGCCATATTCATCTGGCTCCATTGTTTCAATCATCTGACGCATCTTTGCACGTTCATCTGCGTTCGTGCTTCCACGACTTACACCACGACGTGCCCCTTGTACTGCTGAAGGTGGCTGATTTCGTGCAACTTGTTCTTCCATGCCAAACTTTTGCATAAGAGCTTGAATAACGCTATCGTCCATTTTACTACAACTCCTGTATCAAGCAAACGGGGAATTAGTTGAAGAGGAAGAACTTGTCCCACTCTTATCTTTATCTTTTTCTTCATCTTCACCAAAGATACCAGAGAGAGCGTTCGTATCAAATGGTGTATTCTGTGCTCCTTGTGCTTGCCCTGCAACACCAGCAAGACCACTAGTATTAAACAAATTCGTAGGAGCTTGGTCACGAATAGTCTGGTCCAACGACTGGAAGAACTTAGTCAATTCATCGTTAGCCTGTGTTTTATATTCATATGGATTAAACCTATCCCCAAGGTCTAGCGAACTTGCAGTTCCAAGGGCCTCATTAATCAAGTTATCAATATCGCCACGACCTTGTGCTAGTACACCCTGCCCAATGCTATTCAACGAACCTCTTGCAGAACCCGTTTGCGTATCAAGGTTACGCAAGCCGCCCTGATAACCAGCATTCGTGATAACACCACGAGCAAGCAAGTTATCCAAATACTGCTCAGCAGTAGAACGCTGTTCGCCAAGAATAGCTTCTAGAGTAGCATCATCAGAAGTATCAGCAATACTTTTACGAGCAAAGCCATCACCAAAGAGATCGTTCAAAACATCAGTCTTCTTATTCTGGTATCCAGTGGTCAAGTCACCGTACAAGCCTTCACCCATACCAGCAAAATACGTTCCCGGATTTGCATCCAAGAACGGAATACTTCCTCTAATAGCTTGAGCTTCTCTACGGATATCACCGAGGTATTTATTTCCATTAACACCTTGCGTCTGGAAATAACGCTGAGCATCACGAAGAGCCGAGTTGAAAGAGCCTTCAAGATTGCGATTAAAAGACTGCTCCTGCCGCATCCGTTCAGCTTCCTGCCTAGCAGCCTCTTCACGAGCAGCTTGAGCCTCAATTCTTGCAACCTTGTCACTGTTATCCTGTGGAACACCACCACCACCGCACATATTAAAACCTCATTTGATAAATTGGACCAAGATACGAGAAGCCAAACTTCTCACATAGCTTTGCATAAGCTTCAGGCTTCACGCCAGTCGAATTAGCTAGCCTACATTCAACAACGCCACGCTGTTTAGACCATTCTACGTAACTCTCTACAAGTTCTGTAGCGATTTTAAGTCCACGGCGATCACTTGGAATGTAGAACAAGAGGTCGGCAGAGAACGCTGCTCTGCTGAAGGTATATTCCTGTACAATAGCGCACAAGCCACCAATGATTTCATCACCATCTACGGCGAGGTTACAGAAGAAACGATTATTCCTGTCATTATTAATGAGGAGCGAACGTATCTTTTCTGTGTCGTAAGGTATTCCTTTGTAGTTTTCCGTCTCGTTGAGAAACACTCCAATGTGCTTCAACATAGTCGGAATATCTTGAAGAGTGTATCGTCTCAACACGGTATTGATCCTTTGTCATGATAGCTACTGTAAACAAGTAAGCAATTACAATCACTATTGATACAGAAGCTGTAGGAGCATGGTAGTTAAGAATTTGTCTTATGGTCATCTTTCAGCACCAATGTCTGTTTCTTCAACTTGAGTACACTAAGAAAGATTTCAATGAGAATAATCCCACTTACACCAACCACAAATCCACCTACTGATGCTGCATGTTCTACTGGAACACTAATTTTAGGAAATAGCCAAGCAAGCAGAGGAATACCTACAGGGCCAATGAAGAAAGCAGTTACGAAGCCAACAAAGAAACGCCTAGCCGATGGCAACATACCTTCCCATTCCATTATAGCAGAAACCGCCGCACCGGCAACACCGGCTACGGCGACTTCTCCTCTTGCTGTGTCTAGCCATTCCCAAAAGGTCATTCCTCATCCCATTGGATTGTTGTGTTCGTAAACCAAGTCCTGAACACAATCCCCATCGTAGGTGAAATGATCAGCACAGTTTCCATTAGTTGAACTTTCAACTCTGGCGGAATGAAATTCCAGATAGCAAGGATGCCTATCAGGAGAGTTACAAGTTCTTTGATATTTATCTTTGATGTCATCATTGAAACCACGCCTTAAAAATAGGAGCCCACTCTCCACCAATCCAAGCTGATACAAGTGCTGTAAGAATGGTGACAACAGAGAGCTTTTTACCAGTAATCAGTGGTTTAGTCGTTACCAGTGTTTTAAATGGTGTTGGCTGTTGAACAACTACAGCAGCAGTTTGCACCTTTTCAGCATTATCTGCTTTAAGTCGCAGCATTGCTACAGTAGCAACGTCCATTTCACCAGTCTTGGGGAGGTTGTTATCTGCTTGAAAGCGAAGGATACCAGCTTTAGTGCGTGATCCCATTATACCATCAGCCATGCCGATGTCATAGTTTAGCTTAATCAGCAGTGTTTGTAGCCATCTTAGACGTGTGTCTATCTTATCAGCTACTATCGGCGAAGGCGTAGTTACTACAGCCCCTGTAACAATGCTGTTATATTCAGCATATGCATCAAAGCAGGGACAAGCCTTCGCTGCGTATTCTCGATGTCCGGTTATCTTCTTAATCTTATACTTCTCTGTCAACTCTTTTGTGAGCCGCAGCATTGTTTCTTTTTGTGCAGCAGTTCTCGTGTCCTTTGGTATGCCTTTATTATCAGTGCCGCCAACATATACACAGCCTACAGTGCCTGTATTATGGCCTTCAACATGGGCTCCAACTTGATCAATAGGTCTTCCAACGGAAACTTCGCCATTCAAATGAACAACGAAGTGATATCCAATTCCTTTCCAACCCCTAGCCTTATGCCAAGCGTCAATTTCCTTTACAGTAACTTCTCTACCTTCAGGCGTTGCAGTGCAGTGCCAGATTAGTTCATTAATAATACGCATTTCGTTTCCTTTCTATTTAGAAGTATTCAATCACTTTCAAAAAACCAGCAGTTCCGACACCACCTGCCCTAGCCGCATACGTAGCTCCGTAACTTCTGGCACCATTTCCTCCTGCTCCATAACCTGTAGCTGCTTCACCATCCGCAGTTATAACCGAAGTAGGAATAGATGGGCCACCAATTGGGGTTTTTCCACCTAAACTTGGAACACAAGACGTTCCATTTGTTGCAAGTGTTATATTTGTTAGAACACCGATATCAGACATGCCATAAATTGTGCCAGTTTTAGTTGCTGCTGCACCGTTTAACCCACGTCCCGGTGAAGTTCCCATTGTTGCAAGCTTGCCTGCTTTTCCCCCACCGAAAGTAAAGGCGTTTGTACCGTCTGACCAAGTAGTATCACCACCATCGCTGCCATCATTAGCGCCAGCAGTTGCTCCTGCTCCGGCAGCACCAATATTCACAGTTCCATTACTTCCCGGTACTGCAAGAATATCTGTTTCACCATAAAAACCTGAAGAACCTGCGCCAGCAGAAGCACCGTTACCGCTACTGGCAGCAGCAACTCCACCACCACCACCTCCACCTCCACAACCAACAAGTTTAAAATGCCTTGCTCCGGTTGTCCAAGTATGCGTAAATGGTCCACCAGCAGTTGAATAAACTGTTTCCTTCGGACGACGAACTGTAAGATTATCTTTTGCTTGGTTCTGTTGACTTTGTGTAAGTGTTTGCGAAGTATAAAGTATTGCAGCACCAACAGCAACTGATGAACCATCAAGCATAATAGTCCAGTTTGCTATGTCATCCCGCATACTAGTTGTAGAAGTGTGACTTGTAGCACAGACACAGTACAGAATTTCACTGCTATCATATGCTAAATCCCCTGCTGCGTAGCTAACGCCAGTAGCCCATTCACCACGAGCCCGCAATCCAGTTGCTAACCCTTCCCAATATGTAGGATTAGCTGCCCTTGCTCCTGCAAACGTTCCACTTGCTGGAGACGTATGAGCTATTAGACATTCCCAAATGGTTAAGTCATCCGCATCTACGAATTTCTGTCCTACAGTGATAGCAAGGCTGTTACTCCAAGCTCCAGCAAGTCCTACAACTCCTGTAGCAGCAGACACTACAGTATCAAGTAGTCTCCAGTTATCATTGGTATCATCATGCCAAACACCAGTATCGAAGTCGATCAACTTCAAACCTAGGTTACTTGTTGAAGAATATGTCATCTGTGATAAGTTCCTTTTGTATGAAGAACAGAGATAGTTTCAAACTTCAAACCACCTTTAGTACTGCCATGAATGCGAAACTTCAACTGTTTAAACTCCAGCGGAAATCCCCACATTCTTTCGTCTGCTGTTCTTCGTCCGCCGCCATATGGCTGATCCCCATTTCCACCAAACCCATCACTATCTCCGCCAACAAAGTTTAGTGTAAGTGCAGGATCATAAGCGTCAGTTAGCTTGTTCTTATAAATCTTATCAATAAACAATGAACAAGTAAAACTTCCAGTATATTGTGTATCGAAGTGAATAAAAGCTACTTTCTTTTTACTGAGCCTAGCATTCAAATCAGACCACGGAAGTTCCCAATCAAATGGAATAGTAACACCAGTGTATTCTTCCCATTTACCTAAAGCTAGGTCCGCAGCAAAGCCTGCACTTGTGTGATTAACTAAACATTTGTACTCAGTTCCAGCATATGTAACTAAGTCACCTACTACATAAGCTGTAGCATCTGCCCAATCACCGTCACTTTCTTCTAACAAGTCAGCGTGGAAATTTTCATCTTCGAAGATATTATTTCCATACTGATAAACTTTTGTACCTTTTGCGAAGTACACTTTGTTATCAGAGGAAGTACAACCAGAAGTAAAATCCCATCCAGTGAAGATACTCCATGCAGGCTTCTTCAAACCATCGATAAATGAGAAAACAAAGCAGTCTGTCCTATCTCCAACCTTCACGAAGAACATAATTCTCTGTTCAAGCCGGTTGTACACACAGAAGCTATCCTGTGTAATCACCCAACCAGTTCCATTACTATCATCTACAGTGGCTGTAGTGTAGGCAGGTGTGATTTTATCAGACAGAAATCTTCCTTCAAGTGCTTGTCCAAAAAGGTTTCTCTTTGCAGAGTAAACTCCTCTTTCATCAGCGAATACAATTTCCTGAGCAAGTGGCTGAATGAAACGGTGTGACAGAAGTCCATAATCAGGAATAACATCAGACACTGTTGGAGAATGATTTCCATCAGCATCATACGTTCCAAGCTGTAGAGGAATAGTCAGCCCTGCAAAGTGGACGAGTAAGAAGTTTCTGAACGAAGAAATGCCTCTAATATCACTGTTCGCTTCTGGAGCATACGTTGCAACGTTGAGACTAACAGCGTCATTTGGATCAGCATCACCGGGCCAAGTTCCACTAGCACCAGCAGCAGAAATGTAAATATCACTGCCGTTGTCTACGATGCCAGCGATCACAACGTAATTCCCGACAGTCGTGCAAAACTTTCCAATAGGTGTGTATACGTTACTTCCTGTAGGAATGTCCTGCAAGTAATCAACTGTGTAATCGTTGTCTATAATAATTGGCTTGTCTACACCGTTGCAAATGATTAACTGGTTTTTAAAGTCAGTGTAGTCAATGATCTCAAGATCAGCACTCCAACCTGAAGGTGTACCAACCAACGCATTAGCAATTGCTTCATTCCATATTGCTACAGGGCTTGTACCAAGCTGAACCTTCGCAATCTCACCACTAGTCATGATACAAATAAAAGCACCACGGAAATCAACGATCTCCAAGATGCTTCCACTTACTGCACTGCTAACATCAAATATAAACTTCGTGCCCCACCGCAGTGACATTCCTCCGTCGGCATCACGATGCATATTCGTTAGAACAGTAGACCAATTGCTTCTTAGCGATGTATCACTGTCCACAAGATTTAACCCTGAGGAGAAATCTCTCAGGGTTGCATCATTTAGCGGAGAAGCTCTACCAGCTTGAGACTTCCAACGTTTATTACCGAATGGTGAAAGAGACATTCCGTGGTACTCCACCATGACCTATACGACCGGAGCCGATAGAAGAAACATAATCTTGGTATGCGATATCAAACATACCTTGTGCTTTTGCAGCATTGCCGGGATTTAAGCCGTCAGTTTCAAGTACCAACCAAGCAGCAGCCCAGCCAATGATATCCTGCGGGAACGGAATTGTTTGCTCATCCGTAAAGATGCCGGGATGCTTTCTGATCCGAAGTGTTACAGTGCCTGTAGCAGTTATCGGCCAGAACTTAACTACCTTCGTCAAGAAGCGAGCATCGCCATAGTTCAGCGGAGTGTAATACTGTGCTTGTGAATTTGTAACGAATAGATGTTCGTTACTGCTTGGCTTCACAATGGCTGACTGATCGCTATTGTGTACAACATCGATGTCAGTAAATTCAGCACAAGTCGCAGACAGGTCACCTGTTACAACTCCTGTAGTACCGTCAAGCGTATACGTATACCAATCTGATAAGTGATCCCAAAAGCGTTTCCGAAACAGGAAGTCAAACGCATCCTGAATTGCCATTTTAACTTGTGGCTCAGTGTACGTCTGAACTCCTGTACCGGAGACGAGGCCGATACGTTTCAACACATCTGAAGAGATACCATTTAGCGTTTTGAAGGACATATCGGCCTCGTTTTCTTGTTAACCAGCGTAATGCTGAATGCCGTGAAGGCCACCATTGCCGTCACTGTTTACAACATTACTAAACACTGCATCGATTTCAATAATCGCAGTGCCGTCTGGAGTACTGGTAATCGTGTAGGTGCCACGAGGATCACCAGTAGTTGCTGTAGCAGGGTCAGTTGTTACAGGGGCTGTAAGAGTGCCAGCAGACACAAGAACATCATCCTTGTATTCACGTTCCACTGCTCGGGTCTTGTAAGGCAGTCCCATGCGGACACCCCAACCAAGATCGATTGTCGTAGCAGAAGTAGCACCGTATTCAACTTCGTCAATGTACTTGAATGCCTTCAAGCCAACAACGGAGTTCGTGCCATTCAGCGTAAGAGTTTCCTTCATTGGCTGACCGAGGTAGTCACGGCCAATTACAGTAACTGTAGACGTTGCAGCACCAGATGCCAGAACGATAACATTACGACCGAACTCACCCATCTTCGCAGAAGTATAAAGAACGTTGAACGTTGTCGTTGAGCCAGCAGTTGCAATGCTATGCCCATCAAGAATGCCATCAGCATCAGTGAGAACAATAGCACCGAGGTTAACCCTCTGCTTCAGCATCTGCCCAAGATCACCAGCAGCGGCCATTGCTGGAACATAGTAATTAAAACCAGACTTATATTCCGGACGTGCATTTGCCATTATGCGGCCTCCTTAGCGTGTTCAGTAATCAGATCGACAGCAGCACGACCGGTGCAAGCCTTCACAACCTGATCTTCCATTTCCTTGTAAGCCTTCATTCTGGCACTTTCGGTGATAGCGAACTTGAACCGCCCCGCAGGAGTGTCCTTGTTCTGTACACCTTCAAAACCAAGAATATCCGGCTCACGAAGGAAGTTACGACGAATAGCCTGCTCTTCAGTGAGGCGGTAACTATTACCAGTAGGAAGGTAAAGCATATAGCCACCTCCCTTCTCTACAACCTCTGTAGTAACAAGCTTCTTTTTCTCTGCATCAAAAGAGGTAATATTCCTCTTTCGACTGCCCTTAATGGGACGACATACAAACTCTAGCCGAGCCCCTTTTAGATCATTCGTTACTGCCATTTTCAGACCTCAACTGTTAGTGATGTACGCGTGGGTGCGATAGTTCTTCCACGAGCAAAGTTGATACTCCATGATATAACGACGACCGATCGCGTCAACATTCCACGGAGCGGTGAGGTTCTTCATCTTCATGTTCGCAGACTTGAGAACGTGAAGCGAAAGATACTCATCATTCAGCATAAATGCATCATTCGGATCGAGCATTTCGTCGTAGATCAGCGGAATACCCTGATGCGTCGTTCCCTTAATTCCAAGATTGATCAGCTTCTTACCAAAGCCAGTTTCAGAAAGGGAAATCTGCGTCTTGTCACGAGCAGCAGCACGATGCATACGGAAGATATTACGGCCAACGAAGATGACGTTCGGGCTTTCATCATCATGCGTAAGATCGAGGAGGATATCATCGAATGCTTCTTCGATGTTATTCTCATCCAGACCAGAGTTGAAGTCATACGCAGAAGGACGGAAAAGGATTTCGTTCGCAAGGTTGAGCCCGCCTACAGTACCTGTAGTAGGATCAGACGGAATAAGGTTGTAGAGGCCATTCGGCTTCGAACCAGTATTCAGGCTGGCAGCATCTGTACGCTGCTTCTTCTTGATAGCATGTTCAAGAGCCTTGAGCTTGCCTTCGAGAATTTTGATGATGACAGCATCACCTTGGTTTTCATCCTGTTCCTGTTCAGACATGATAACCGTGCCAACGAGACGGGTCATATTATACAGCACAGTATCGAACTCATTGGTCTGGTCTACAGGTACTGTATCATAATATGTCGCATTGGTGACGTTGGGATTAGAACCAGTAATGATTGGGTTCTCAATCTCAGGGCCACCATCTTCCATCTTAATCTTGCCAGACGCAGCAAGGTAAGTATAAATACCACCAGAAAGCGTAGCCGCAAGAATAAGCTTCTTCCGACTACGGTTTGCCATTGCGTGGAGAATTGTTTCAGGAGTTGCCATGTTTTATTGTTCCAAAGCTCGAATATCGCGAAGGAGTTCCTTGCCGATATCCTCAAATGACTGTTTATGATCACGCGGATTGAGGTCGAGTGTCTTCCTCTTATTCGAATGATCTACGGAGTTACGAGCCACAGGACGGTTTCTTGCGTCTGGTCTTTTATCAGGCTGTTTTCCTTTTCGTGGATCAAGCCCTTGTTCACGAGCCATCTTCATCAACGCATTGTGAATTGATAGCTTAAACCAAATCGTATCCAAAGAAAGGTGCGGATATCGCTGCTTTGCTTGTGCAATGATTTCTGTCTGTGCAGCCGCATCTGGATGCCTACTCAAGAATGACATCGCTTCTTCTTTGGCATTTTCTTCCGGTGTCTTCTGTACCGGCTTATTACGTGTAGCGTATTCAGAAATTGCTTGATCTGCAATAGCCTTTGCATCAAGTGGACCGGAAACACCAATATCTGACAAGTCAACACCATTAAGATGCATCTTTGTCATAATATGCTTCAAAGCTCCCTTCGGATCAGTGTTGAAGCGGGCATAAAGGTCTTGTGCTTCTTTTGCTTGTTCCTTGGAAAGACCAATTGTTTTGTAATAATTACTTTCCTGTTGAAGTTCCTTATACTTAGCAAGAACTTCAGTACCTGCTGCCGCTACTTGCCGAAGACGGGTAGTAAGTGCGGCGACTGCTTCGTTCTTTTCAACAAGAGCTTTCTTAGTCCGTTCAAGAATTGTCCTCTCTTGGCCTGCCTTAGCAACGACTTTGCCATTCTTATCAAGAAGGTTCCGTGTCTTTGGGTCTTCTTGATATCGCTGAGTTAGCTCTTCGTCGTTATCGTCTACAGGGTCTGTATTAGTGTCGTCATCGTTGACGCTACTGTCATCATCAGTATTACTGTCGCCAGACAAATCATCATCGTCTGGATCAGTATCAAGGTTAGTATCTTCATCTTCTTCAACACCCATTCCACTAAGAATGTCTGCATGAAGGTCTTCATTTCTGAGGGGCTGTCGGGCCATTGGTACTTATTCCTTTCTGGAGGTTAGCTGCGGCTTCTTGCTTCAGCATATCCCAATCATCTTTTCTCACGCTGAAGATGCTAAATGCTCTTTCGAACATAGACATGACAACGCGAAGGGCGGTAGCAGGAGCAGACTGAGCAAACTGTCCAATCGCTTGTGCAACTTGTACAGCTTCTTTCTTCTTAAACTCAGTGTCCGGCTTTTCAATAGAACCGGAAGCAACAACCATCCGGAACTTTCTATTGAACTCGTCAACGGTCATAGGAGTGAACTGTTCCGCCCACGTTTGACCAAGCAACTCAGCAATTTCTTCCTTGCTGAATTTAGATATAATCAATTCAGACAAACTCCAAGCAAGACTTTCCATACTATCTTCAATACTATCAACTAGTTGTTGGTTAGAACGGTTCTGGCTTTCTTGGTAATATTGAACAGCATCATTTGTAGTATTCGCTTTAAATTGCTCCCCACGATCTACCATGGAAATAGAGAAATTTCTATCAATGACACTGCGAAGAGCAGTTGAGTTAAAAAGAGCTTGGTAATCAAATGCTGGAGGAACGAATGCCTCTACAACGTCTTTCAGCTTTTCATTATCAGCAAGATTTTTTCCTTTAAGTCCAATTGCTTTGAACTCGGTAGGATTGTTCAAATGCTGAACTAGAATTTTTACGTCTTCTTCATCCACTTTACTCTTGTTGTAGATCAAAGCTCCGAAAGCAGCATTGCGTATCTGATCTGCCTTACGATTGATCTTATTAATAGCGTCTACATGTCCTGTAATATAACTAGCTTCACCAGGTTGGATGATGCTGTCGATAGTTTCTGTGAAAGACATGAAGAAATGCTGGAAGAAGCGACTAAGCTTCAAGTCATCTTCAAACGACCAGAGAGGGGCTTTCCAGTCGTCTGTTCTGAACAGATACTTACGACGAGTAGTTTTGTCGTAGATCATACAGCATTCAACTGTGTTCTTCTTACGATAACGCCGTCTTTCATCCGTTTCGTCATTGGTAACAAGTCGAATGATTGAGTCTTCAGTGTCACTTCTTTCTGTAGTTGCAGGTTTGTCTACATCCTTACCATCTGAAAGACGAATGACGGCATCTTCTTCTTCACTCTCTTCATAGTAACGAGCAGTGATATAATCTTCATCTAGATCAAAGAACTCTGCAAGCCAACCAGCATCCTCAAGTTCAATTGAAGTACAATCCGGATCAACAACCACTTTATGTGGCAGAACATTAGTCAAACGAAAACCACGCCTTTCGAGGAGAGGCATGGTTTCATACAGAGCCTGTAGTTCAGCAGTTGCTTTCTGAATTTCATCAATATCTTTGCTATCTTTCAGCTTTGCTTCTAAAGCTTCAAGTTGTTCCAAGGCCGCATCAAGTGATCCTTGCTTATCTTGAAAGTCCAACCTCACAACGCCGTGATTTGTTAACTGAGCATGAAGTATCCAACGTCTGGCTTTGGTTTTCATATCCAAGCCGGGGAAGGTCTTCTTGTTCAATAGGAAGTCCGCTGCCCGCTGAAGAACCTCAACGAGAGGGTCTTCCTCAACATCAACACTCGTAAATTCAAGATGCGGATTACGCATATACGTAGAACGCATGATCGTTCTGATATTAATACGGATTAGGTTTTCATCCGTAGATTGCTGCATACGATACTTATAATCATTCGCAATCGTATCCTTCAGCGTATCAGAAGTTCCAGTTTCACGATAACGACGGAACACATCATCCCAAAGGGAATGTTCCATCTCGTAAACTTTCAAAGCGTCGTCAATCCGCTTCTTCCACATCATTCCGAACTTCTTCGGAACTGGGAAAGACATACCTGCTGCCATCTTAAAACCAGCAGCTTCTTCCTCTACAGACTCTGTAGCAATATCAGGATCAATGATATCAACGATATCTTCTTCTAGCGAGGTTCGTGCCATTGAGTAAGGTACTCCGCTGGTTTAAGTGGAACTCGGTAATGAAGCTTACTTGCTTCAGGCAATCTTGACAACATATATTTTAATGCATCCATCGCATGGTCATTGCCATCCTTTGGCTTATCCATGCGTTCACCATCTGTATTCGTATCCCAAAAATACGCAACGAACTCATCATCAATGAAAGTCAGCTTATCACTGAAGTAAAGAAGCGCTCCGGGAGTGTCCTTCTCTTCGAAGTGAAGTCCTTCAACGAGGGATAAGTATTCCGTAACCTTCATTACACCACTAGTGATGTCATTCTGGCCGGGACGAAGTTCTAACTCGTAATCATTTGTGAGTATCTTCGCTACAGTGTCTGTAGTCTTGCCAGTACCGTTCACGACCGTACGACGGAATATAGCAGGATCACACCAGATAGGGTCAGAGAAATCCAGAACGTCGTAATATTTTTCTCGTATTGTGAGTATGGCCATAGCAGCATCTTCAATGCGAGGCGTGGGTTTGTATAAACCATCAAGTATAAACAAACGACCGATATCGTCAGTAAATCCGAGGAGATAGCAAGAAGGCGAAACAAGGCCAAGATCAAAACCCTCCACAGCATTGAATTTCTCATGGTTGTCCTTTGCCTCTTCAAGCATTTGAAGAAGCCTTCCATGAGGAAGAACATGAGTTTCTGAACTATACTCTGGATACACTAGACCTTCATACGCAGCCCATTTACCAAGAAGAAAACGATCCTTCATCTGCCCTTTATACGTGGCTTCAAGCATACGAATAAAGTCAGGATCAACGTTCCCTTCATTCTCGTAAGTGGCACCTTCGAGAATTGTAATTAGCGGTTCTAGTGTATGAGGATCATGGATCAAGTCTTCGTCTACAAGCCCTGTAGCAAGATAACGATGATACGGCTTCACAATTTTCTTATATACCCAATTCGCTGTCGGGTTACATGTAATGATGAGCCAACGTGGACCTGTAAGCGGCATCGTTGGGTCCGTTCCTTTGTATGGAGCAGAACCACGCAAGCGGCCGAGAAGGTCAAGGAAGTCTTTATAAGTAATACCGGGGTCTTCTATCTGATCTACCACAACCCAATCGTATGTTGCAGAAAGAAGGTTAGAAGTTGTCTGCCCGTCTACAGTTTGCTTACCACGTTGAGCAATATAACGAAAGTTGATGATACTACCATTCTTGAGGTAAAGAGTATTATCATCTTTCGTCGGCATACGCTTAATTAAGCTCTGCGGACACCACTTGAAGAACTCTTTACGTATAGTGTCATTCAGTTTCGGATACGTCTCACGAGCAATAAGACCATTACTTCCCGGATAGTCTAATGCTAGTCGAATTGCTTTCACGCAAGAAGCGGCGGTTTTGCCGTTACCAAAACCACCGCCTAGCATTTGTATCTTTGTCCTCAAATCAGCAAACTTCTGGTGAATGCCGTTTGGTTTCATTCTGTATGTTGGCATTAATGGCCTACAATTCTTGTAGCAGTATCCTGAAATGGATCAATGATGTACAAACCAAGCTCTGGCTGCTCTTCTACACCAAAAACAGGAAAGTTTCTGTGGTCTAGTATTGGCTTGCCTTCTATTCCGTCCCAAAGAAGCTTCCAATTTGCAGAAGGAAGGTCTTTGTACCTCTGAGGATAGAGCAATTCTCCCTCACCTGAAACAAATAAACTCATTTTCTCCTCACTTTGCTAAGGTCTACCTCAACTCTGGTAGAAGTTCCGCCACTGTCTTCAATAACAATCTTCAAAGCATCACCTTCGTCGCTGTTATTTCCGCCATGCATAACTTCTGATGAGAAACCAGCTCTGTCTAGCAAATCCTGATTTGCCTTCACACGAGCATTTTCATTCTTAGCCTTATTAGCAAGCGTAATCATATTGTCTACAGCGGTTGTAGCAAAAGCTGCTACCTTAGCTTTGATACTATGTGAATGAGTATTAATTAATTCATTGAAAACTTCTTCGAATGTATTCTGGTAATCACTTCCATGTTGAATATCCTGTACAACAGCAACAGGAAGCTTCAACGCTCCACCTATTTCAATAGGTGTAAGGCCAAGAAGTTGGTAAACCATGATAGCGTTAATAGCTGTCTGTTCGCCAACATCTGTACACGGAAGGTCAGCTATACTCCTTCTGTTGTTAATTGTCATCTTTCGAAGAACAGGAGCAAAGTTCTCGACGCGTGTTATCGCGTCGAGGTCTTTCTCATTCTTTACAACCATTTCACCACGAGGAGTGATATATGGATCACCGGGTCTTGCAAGATCAGCCATTTGCTACAGGTCCTGTATCATATTTTCTTTACGATAACTCGAATATTTGCACTGGCTGCATCAATTGGACTACCAGTTGGGTTGAATGGAGCAACTGTAACTGTATCAGCTCCAGTAACTTGTCCAACCCACATTAACGCTGCACCACTTGAATGCGAAACAGCTTCAACATAATCACCAGCAACAGCTCCTGTAACTGTTACAGTTGTTGTAGCTCCCCATGCACCAGCAGCAATTGATGCCGGGTCGTAAGTTTTAGTTCCAACAAGACGAACTCTATCAGTATAAACTGGTTCCCAATCTGTTCCTGCAACGTGAGCACTTCCCGTTGTTAGTCGTATCCACCCAAGCAAAACGTTGCCGTTAGAACTACTTGGATTATAATTTCGAGTAAACCATCCTTTGACGTATTTTCCTGAAGAAGGCTGAGCATTATGTTGCGACAACAGCATATTATTAATTATGCCATAAGTCGCACTGTTAGGGTTACAGTCCATGTAAATAATATTGAAGCCACCCATTTGCGGAATGACGCCAACACCTTTATTAACAGCTGAAAAACTGTTAAGCGTGTCAGGGTCACATTCAATGATATTTCCGTCTAGAAGCAACGTACCATTTAAGAACGTTGTGCCAATATCAGCCGAACTAATTTGGCTTAGGTTTCTAAAACGGTTATTATAAAGTTCTAGTCCTTTTATTCCGCCCATAACAAAAGCTTGCCGATGATTAGCAGCGGTCCAACTGCCATCAGTATTTCTTCCTGTTGATCTATGATACGGATCAAGATCAATAATGTTGTTTCTCCAAATAAAACGTTGCGTAGTTGAACCAGTCCCAACATTAGTATGCACAGACAAACAATCAGTTATTTCGTTGCCTTCAGCAAGAATTTCTGAGCCGTCAACAGCAATGGGCTCAAAGCTAACAAAATCACCAATGCCGTAAACTACATTGTTTTTAACAGACACACCTTTTATTGCGTTTGACCCTGAAAATTTAATCCCAGTTATCCTTGTGTTTGCTGTGTCAGTTAGATCGATATCCAACTCCCCGTCCCTAAGCCAAAACAAACCAAAGCCATAATCAGAAAAGACACCAGTTTCTTTAAGTGTCTTTCCGAAAATGTTGCTATGGATCATTATTCTTTGTGAAGACGGAATTGGCGTCGTGCTTACATTGTCAGCCAATTCCGCAACATTCTCAAAGTAAGTATATGGAAGGTCAAAGCCGGGTGTCTTACACAAGCCGGGGATGTCTGACAGAGAACCCGCTTGCGCTGATTGTGAACTAATCGACATGTAATGCCCTGAAGTATTCAGACTATCCAAAGCGTCGCGGTTAAACCCATCAAGAAGCGTGTTCCCAATAATGTTTACAGCCACTGTAGCGTTCACACCTTCAAGCTCAACGCCATCCAAAGTAGAGCTACGAACAGTTATACCATGTGAAAAGAAAAATTCGAGTGTGTTACCGATAATTGTGGCACCTTGTATTCCAAGTGCTTTAATGCCCTGTGCTTTGCGAATTTTGTTATTTGCGATAACATGGCCACGCTGATAACTGTACACTTGGTTATGTACAGCAATAGCATCATCATCAACGTCGTTAACACGATTTTCGACAATAACAGCTTCAGAGCAGTTTGCAGTATTAATGCCATCACGCGCACAGTGATGAACGTGGCATCCTGTAACGGTTACTCGATCTGCTTGGCGTACGACAATGCCCATAACTCGGCTGTAAGCAACTTCTACATTTCGTATTACAACGTCTGTAGTGTTATAGACATAGCAAGGGTATGCAGACAGAAAACTTCTGTTTGCATTATGCGACCCTTTAAATGTGATATCTCTGATGCTTATTCTATCCAACGGTGTTGGAAAACTAAACAAGTTTTGAGCAGATGCATCATTGTGAATAACAGTAGTAATTCCCATGCCTTCACCAACAATTGCACAATCATTGGTTATAGCGTAGGTTGTTCCTGTAGTCAGTTTAAAGATGCCAACACCAATTGGTCGAAATTTTGTGTTGTTATTTTCATGGTATGTATGCCAAGCCTCCCAAGCAGGCGTATCATCAGCAACACCATCAGCAACAGCATTAAACATATTCACAGTTGGTTGCATAAAAGGGTAACGTTGAACCGCTCCATCTCTTATGACAAGAATACTATCAATACCATCATCAACAGCACTTTTAGCTGCTAGAGCAGTATCAAGCTGCAAAATAGCAAGCTTTAGATCAAGTGCTGTTTGTGTTGCAGAACTAATTGGCTTATTGGCATCAGAAGTATTGTCAACATTTCCAAGACCGACAGCAGACTTAGTAATGTAGTTAACCTTCTCTGCTCGCTTAATGTCTCCGGTACTATCTATTACAAGCAGTCCAGGAGCAGTGTTATCGACTGCCTTATCTGCTACGTTAACGACTTCACTTAGAACTTCTGTCATCGCTACAGCCTCTGTAGTAGTTAGTATGCTTCTTTAACCATGCCACGAACACAGCATCTTGCAAAAGATACTGTGTCCATGACTTTTCGTCTATCTGGTCAGACTGATAACACTGCCAGAGTTCTTCATATCTTACAGGTTGGGCCACGAGCCAGCACCATTCGTAGGTGTAGCAATGCGACTGTTAAGTGTAAGAACCTCATCACCAGCGGTTTCATCGCCAGCAACTGTGGCACGGTTAACATAAGTGTTAGTCTCAATAGTACGAACACCACCGAGGTTTTCAGTTGAGTGAGCTACACGCTTCTCTGTTACAGTAGCTGTTTCACCAGTAGCAGCACCGTTAAGAGCAATCATCAACCCACGACGCTTATTCATACGTCGAAAGGCTCGTGATACCATCTTCTCTAGTGGGTTTCTATCCACTTGTAGTGTCAGTGTTCCAAAGAGTGGGGAATATCCAGTAATTGCCATGTTGGCCTCCATTAGTTGCCATGTAATCTTGCGTGATTTGTAGAAAGTTGTAAATATACTTATTTACTACAAGCCCTGTAGCAGAGGGGTATTGACAATGTATGTATAAATATGTTATTACTAATCTTTACGAAGGAAAGATGGGGCCGGCTCATACGCCGCAGGCCGTGGCTGGAATATAAGCAACTGCGTTGCTGGAAGAAATAGAAGTAAGTTATAAATATACAAGCTAGGCCACAGGTGGCGTACTTACCCGGTTGTTGCCTCTGCTACAACGCCTGTAGCTATTGACTTCTTCTCTTCTACTTGACATATTATATCAGTCAGCTGCTCTTTTGATCCTTTCTGACAGTTGACAGGCTCGGTGGTGGCAACACTGCCGGGCCTTTTCCTTAACGGAGGTTTCTATGACTGCATCTAAGATCACTTGCCCTGCTGGTGTTTATACTGCGCTTACTTCAGGTGCCACTTCTGCAACTGTCCGCGTGAAGACTATGAACGATGCTACTACCCAAGTACGCATCGGTAATGCTGCTTCTGCGCCTGCTGCTGATACTGCTGACTTCGTTCAAATCAGTGATAAGAAGGTGAAAGAGTTTGAAGTATTTACTAACAATCTCTACGCCATGCCAATTGGCAGTAATGCTGTAATTGAAGTATTCAGCAATGCTTGACAACTACAGCTTCTGTAACTACTCTCTTCTTGCAGAGTCCTCCCGACTTTGACTTCAGTCCAACTCAGAGGCATTTGTGGTATCCACTCCACAGTGCCTCTCTTTTTGTGCGTAGCTTCCACCAAGGGCCATCTCCCAGCCTTTGACCGCCGCAGGCACGTTGTCCCTCCGAGCTGTCATTTCCCACATTCCATTCCCAGCTACTACAGCCTCTGTAGTTTTTCTGTTCTGTGGTTACAGCAGTTACTGCTACAACTTCTGTATCTACTGCCGTTACTGCTACAGCAGGGAGGAGTTTGAATAACGTGCCGGTGGCGTGGAGTTCTGAGGATTTGAAATTCTGTGGAGTAGGAGGATAGGTCGGACCTCCTTCGGAGCCGGCGGCCGTGGCGGGCTCTACAACCCCCGGTTTTGGTTTGCACGGGGGGATGGAGGGGGTGGTGCAGGCAAGCGGAGGTTGTGGTGGCTGCGCCAGCTACTCAGTCAGACGTATGATTAGCTACAAGCTCTGTAGTGGAGGCAGGCACATGCAAGCGCCATGCCATGTTGCGGTGCGGTATGCTTAGCTATGCGCCTAGTGCAAGCCAGCTATGCAGTCTTTGCGCTACAAGTTCTGTAAGAGATATGCGAATATAAATCATCGAAAGACGGAGAGAAGGAAATGAAAGAGCTACTGAACCTCCACCTTCCTAGCCTTGCGCTTGGCATAGTGATCCTTGCTACAGTAATTGTAGCGGCTCAAGTGTGAGGCTTGGTTACGGGGTTGAACATTAGTCATAGTGATCCCTCAGCTATCTTGCTGTAATCACTACGCTTTCTCCAGTGTTCAATCCCATTTCCTCCCTCATTCTCAGACTGAAGACAGAGAAAGCTACAAGTTCTGTAGAAATCTCAGTTGACAATGAGAGAAGATGCAGTGTAAGCTGCCAGTTGTAATGATTTGGTTGTCTCAGTAGAGAGACGGCTTGATGATTACAACATCTGTAACAGGAGAGAATGACATGTCCGAGAAGTATTATCTTGAGGTAACACTTCGATTTGAAGTCCAAGCGGATGATTTGGTAAATGCCGCTTCAATTGTCAGAGAAGAAATGGTGTCTATGAACGCTGATCTTGCTGATCATTATGTTTACGAATGGACTGAACCTGTTGAGTATGCTAACAAGTTCTAGTTATCTCTACCTATTAGCTACAAACTCTGTAGCTAATTAGCAGCGATAACGCTGAATGCAGAAAGGATATTAAGATGAAAAAACGTCGTACTGTCTACACCACTAAGCACAGCGGCTTGTCTGCTCGTATCTATGATGCGATCAAGAATGCTCGTGATCACTACACGAACAATAAGCAAGCTACGGCTTCTCCGATCCAGAAGTGTGAAGACTTCGTTAACAGCTATCGCCATGAAGCTGATATCCTTCAGCAATTCGTGGAAACGCATTGGCTGAAGCGTATGCCGACCGGTCACTTTTATATACAGCTTCTATAGGAGAAACAGCTATGTACATTGAATATGAAATTCATGGCGAAGGAACTGTAATCAAGCGTGGTGTTTATGATCTTGATGAACACTATTCTCGTGTGGCTTTCGCGAAGATTGCTACCGAAGCTTTGAAAAATGGCTATACTGTCATTACAAAAAAGCGGAAGTAGGACTTGCATTCTAATGGCAGTGTAATACGCTGCCATTATTGAGCAAGCCCGCTCATTGGAAAGGATCAAAACTATGCGTACTCTTATCGCTATCGCTATCGCCGCTGCTGCTTTCTCTGCTTCTGCTCAGGAAGTCACTAAGCCTAAGAAGATTTCTCAGGCTGAAATGCTTGCCGCCGTCTGCCCTAGCAAGGCTGTGAAGTCTGACAAGCTTCAGGCTGCTTGCGACGACGCTGCTAAGCTGCAAGGCTTGCAGCTTACCTCCACTGTCACTATCAAGGCACCGAATGCCGAACTGAAAATTCTCTACGCTAATCGTGAGTTCTTCAAGTAATAGCATTCTATTGGCTACAGAACTTGTAGCCAATATTAAGCAATTACGCTTATGAAGAAAGGGCTTCCAATGCGCATTACACTACAACAAATCCGTGATAATCGTCCATGCCAAGAAGGTTGGCGAAAGCTTCTTACAACACTTGGCAATCCAACGGATATGTCCATTACTGTGTCCATTGGTGAAATTGCCAAGTCGAATGGACCACAAAACGCTTTATGGTGTCTCCGTTGTGCTAATTTTGACAGGAAGGATATTATAAAAGCAATTCTTCCTAGTGTGAAAAGAGCTTTACAACATTCAAAAGACGAAAGAGTTTCCAATTGTATACAAGCCATTGAAGACTGGCTTGAAGATAGAATAGATATTGCAACACTAAAAAAGTATGCTGATGCTGCTGCCGCTTATGCTACTGCTGCTGCTTATGCTGCTGCTGATGCTGCTTATGCTGCTATTTATGCTGATGCTGATGCTGCTGCTGCTGCTGCTTATGCTACTGCTGCCGCTTATGCTGCTGAAAAAGAACAACAAGTATTAGATATCTGTGCTATCTTCCCATAAGCGTAGCTAAGCCCTATCTACCGTTACAGAACTTGTAGCGGTAGATATAGAATAGCTAGGAGAGTGCCCATGACTAAACAACACTTTGAAGAAATTGCCGCTGTATTCCGTCGGCATATTAAGACTTCTCATCATTGCGGCGAAAGCATAGCCGTCTTGGCTATGCTTAACCTGCGAGAAGACTTAGCCAGAACACTGAAACAGTATGATCCTAACTTTGACTTTCACAAGTTTTGTAAGGCTTGTGATGGCAGAGAAGAGTAAGACTAACCAACGTGCCTATGGCGGATTACTACCATGAAACCATTTCATATCCCTAACCTCATGAAGCAACACAAACACTTCCTGTTGCTTACAAGCTCTGTAACGCTTACGCTTGTAGATGATAACAGTGAAGAGTTTGCACAGATACCGCGACATGCGGGCCTCTATGGCTTTGCCAGTAGTGAGGCACGAGACAAGACAAAAGCAAGGCTGAACCGGGCTAACTCAGACATGGAAGAAGTAGCTTTTGCAGTTGAACCAGTGATAGGAACTTAGTCCTTGTAACAATTCGTGATGTTACTCCTATTGACAATGCCGTCTCACAAGGCGTATCTTGTCTGACAGTTACAGCGATTGGCGCCGCTGTAATTGGCAAACAAGCCTCAACACTCAGAAAGGAACTAACAAATGACGACTATGGAACTTATCCCTTTCACTACAAATGCTGTAGCTGAATTTGGTGAAAACTTTATGGAAGCTCTTGTAGCTCAAGCTGCAATGGCAGAAGAAGCACAGAAGCTTCAGGACCAGTCAACCCAAGCTAAGTCCTTCCTTTCGTTCGAAATGACGAAGGCAGTTCTGGATCTTGATACTCGCTTTGAAGATATCGACGTTTACGCTATCTTCGGAAACGGAAAGACGGTTGAAAAGCTCAATCAGAAAATCCTGATGCATATGAAGGTTCTCAAGCGTTCGATCAACGAAGACGATACGGTCTCCTATGATTGGACTTCGGAACGTGTGAAGTCGCTCTATGCCTATTCCGCCGCTTTGAAAGACGAAAACCCGGAAGAGTACACGCGACGTTTCAATAACCGCAAGCGCCTCAACATGGTTCTTTCCGAAGCTTGCAAAGCTGCTGCTGCTCTGAAGGATCAGAAGCTTTCTGTTGATGATCTGGTTTACACGGATGATCCGACTACCGGTGCGAAGGTGCCAACCATTAAGAATGCTCCTAAGCAGATTGCCGGTGATAAGGCAGAAGTTCAACTTGGCAGCCGCAAGCCTGTTGCCGGTGCTACCATGTCGCCAACGATGACAAGCCTTGTCAAACTTGCTACTCAGGTTCACAAGCCAGACGACAGCAAGGCAAAGGACAAGAAGGACGCAGGTGAAAGCCGCGATGCTGAAAAGCTTGGTATGTCGGATGAAGACTTCGGAGCAATCTGCAACACGGTTATCCGTGCAGTGAATACTCAAGAGAATGATTTCTCTCCTGAAAAGCTGAAGCAGCTTCAGAACCTGAATAAGTTTCTCTCTGAGACGCTTACGAAGCTTCAGAAGAAGAAGTGAGTTACCGCTAACCTCCTCCCTAGCGGTATAAGGAAGGCAGTTTCCTCCCTACTCCCTGCCTTCCTACAGCCCCTGTAGCGGTTTCGCAATAGCTACAGGGGCTTTTTTAGATCAACACGAAAGGTAAGAGATAATGCCAATCATTGCTGTACTAGAATATCGTTTGCCATACGGAAGACAAATCGATCAAGGTTTAGAAGTCTCAGAAGAGATAGCAGCTATCGCAGAAAAGCTAGGCCCAAATCGTCGCCTTGCTTATGAAATGCTATCTAACGGAGCCATCTCGTGGACGATTGAGAACTTAGAGAAGGAAGAAGATGAAGACATTCAACTAGTGTTTAATCCTACACATGAGAAGGGATTAGCAGGATTGGAAAAGATGCTAAAGCGTTGGAATAGTAAAATGACAGGATCAAGTAACGTGCCTACGGCTGAACCGCTTTAGCACGTTATTCGCACCATTACCTAAGCTTGCACCACTACCTCTATCATCGAACCCACTACAAACCCTATAGCACAGAAGGAACTTCAATCATGATCGTAAAAGTTCAAATGCCGCTGCTATCCTCAAGCGAAAATCCCGGAATGCTTATCTACAACGAAGACAGAAGCGTTAACTTCATCTGTTATGACGAAGAACTATTCCAGAGTATGCGAGAAGCAGAAGTTGTAAAAGCGTACTTCAACGCGGAGCTTCAAGGAAGTAACCTAGTCTTCAACTCAGAAGCAGAAGAACAAGCATGGTAATTTACCTTGACAATGAGAGATAATATATGTCACACTACTAACGTAATCATAAGATTACGTAACCCTAACAGAAACAGAGGAGCCTCATTAAAGTTTGATGTCGCTACAGAACTTGTAACTGCCTCAAGCTTTAGTTCCAAAGTCAAAA